GATTACGACGAAGGCGAAGACGAAGATGTTGTTCTTCCTGTAGGCGTATTCGACGAACCGGAAGAGAGTGTGTTGACCTTGGAAGATCTCGACGAAGAAATAGATTTGTTTGAGGTGGAAGACGCCGAAGACGCCGAAGATGACGATGATTCCGACGATGATGCAGGAGGCGGCCATGACGACTACAAAATCGCCAAAGGGCACCCCGACTATCCCTATAAAGAGAATCTTGTCAAAGAGGCTCAAAAGAACTCTCGTATTTTGATGCGAGAAAACAAAAACCTTATCAAGAGTCAAACAAAATTCAACAACAAAGCCCAGTTGTTAGAAGAAAAACTTGATAAATATGGCACAATCATTAACAAGCTTAAAAATAAGCTTGATGAAAGTAACTTGCAAAATGCAAAATTACTATATCAAAATCGTGTATTAGATAGTGTCTCCCTGAATGAGCGGCAAAAAGATAAAATTGTCGATGCTATCATGAATACAAATTCTGTTGAAGAAGCAAAAATTGTTTTTGAAACTCTTCAAAGTTCGGTGGGTATTATGCCAAAGCGCAAAGTACCAGATTCATTGAACGAAGTTGTTACTCGAAGTTCTTCGGCTTTTATCCCTCGCAAGAAGGATAAGGAAAGGGATGACGACCCCTTTTCTGAGAGGATGAAAACTCTCGCTGGACTTAAATAACTTAATAAAATAATAGGAGGAGTAAAAAATGTCCATTCTACAAAAACTTACTGAAGGTATCGTTTCACGCGATATGAGTAAGGAAGGTGCTGCTCTCCTTAATAAATGGGAGAAAACAGGCCTCCTTGAAGGCTTGAAAGCCGATCACACTCGTTCGAGTATGGCTCGTCTTTTAGAAAATCAAGCGAAGGAGCTTCTACGAGAAACTGCTTCAGCAATGTCCCAAGGGGACGTCGAAGGTTTTGCATCCGTTGCATTTCCAATCGTTCGTCGTGTCTTTGGATCTTTGATCGCTAACGATCTTGTCAGCGTTCAACCAATGAGTCTACCAAGTGGTCTCATCTTTTTCCTTGACTTTACCTTTGATAAAGGTGGTCTTGGACCCGGTATCAACAGATCACTTTACGGTGGTAACGTTGTCGGTCAGCAATTGACTGGTGGTGTTGATCTTGAAGGATCCGTTGGAACAGACGCTGGCCAATTCTATAACCTTAGAAATGGTTATTCGTCGCCGTCTGGTTCGATTACAGCAATCAATAGTCCGGTTCTTTATAGTGGTTCTTATGGTACTGCTTTCGGTGACGATGGTATTCGTGTCGCAGGCGCCGCCACTGCAATATTGACGCCGGGAGAACTTGATCATGTCTACAGCTTGCTGCAATATGATCCTGATTTTACTTCGGGAACAACCAATTTTGCGATTGCTGAAGTTGAACTGTCTGATTTGGTTGATGGGGCTAATAGTACTCCCTTCAACAAAGACGACCTTGTATCGATTAAAATGAGCGGCTATCTCTTTGGCGGCACGGATGAGGCAACTCACTGTCGGCGACTGACTCAATTTAGTTCGTCGGTGGAGAACCCAACGCCCAGTCGCTCTGCAGATACCATTTTTGTTGTCATGGCAAGTGATACAATGTCCGCAACGGCTCTTTCGGGAGCGCTGACAGGCACCGTGGGTGAAACGCGGTTCCCAATTGTTGACCAGTTCTCATCGGTAGGCAATCGCGCAATCGGCGCTGTCGTCGGTCAAGAGGAATGGGGCTTGGAAGATACTGCCCAGATTCCCGAGATCAACTTGAAAGTCGATTCCGTGTCTGTGACGGCAATCACTAAAAAGCTTAAAGCTAAGTGGACGCCTGAACTTGGTCAAGACCTTAACGCATACCATAACTTGGATGCAGAGGTTGAGCTTACTTCAATTCTTTCTGAGCAAATTGCTCTTGAGATTGATCGTGAGATCATGGAAGATCTTGTTAGAGGCGCAGCGGCAGCAGTTTATTACTGGTCCCGTTCGCCCGGTCTCTTTGTTGACAAAAAGACTGGTGGTGAAGTTGGTGCTTCTGCGAAAGCTCCCGACTTTACGGGTACTGTTTCCGAGTGGTACGAGACTCTTGGCGAAACCATCAATGATGTTTCCGCTCAGATCCATCGTAAAACTCTGCGAGGCGGCGCCAACTTCATTGTAACTTCCCCCGAGGTTGCTAATATCCTTGAGTTCACAAGTGGATTCCGCGCTAACGTCACTCACGACGATAGCAAGGGCACTGCTGGAACCCAACAGGTTGGCTCTTTGAGCAAGCGTTATGAGGTTTATGTTGACCCATACTTCCCGCGAAATCTGATTCTCGTAGGTCGTAAAGGCTCAAGCTTCCTTGAGAGTGGCTATGTCTACTCTCCTTATGTGCCATTGCAAGTTACTCCCACCATCTTTGGTGTGGAAGACTTCGTGCCGCGTAAGGGCGTGATGACCCGTTATGCTAAGAAAATGGTTCGACCCGATATGTACGGTCTAGTCGTTGTTCGCGGTATGCTCGGTGAGTCTGGAGGCTAATCTCTGATTAGATAATCTAGGATAATAGACCCCGGTTTCTTCGGAGATCGGGGTTTTCTTTTTCTAGGGACAAATTGACCTTAAAAATCAAATTGGCCCAAAATTAAGCGCCCCGGTTTTTTGAGATTTTGAATTTAAAACACTATTTATAACAAGGAGATTTTATATCATGGGAAAAAGTTACACACGATGGAAGCGCCGACAAGAGAGAAAAACCACAAGTGCGCCTGCGCCTGCGGCTGCCCCGAAAGTAAAAGTTGCACCACCAGCACCAGTTGTGGAAGAGGTCGAAGAAACGGTCAATAAGGCCGAAACGGTTGAAACCAAAACGTCGCACCGCCCTGCTGGCAAATCTAAGAAAAAGAAAGTCTTCAAAAACGATTGAAAGCCTTTTAATCAAACCTTCAACTAATTATGTGGAGGAGTTTTGATTTATGGCCGCACCCACTTTAACACCCGTTCAACAAACAAGTATTGTAGCGCTTCCTTCGGCAAGCTCCGATGCGGAAGCAGCAGCAACTACATTTCCATTTTCAGTTTATACAACGGATGAGTATTTTCTATCTGGCGCTGCGGATCAAGTAGCTTATACCTTTAATAAACTAGGCGGCGATGTTCTTGACATCGAATTGACAAAAGAACAAGTTTTCTCGGCTTATCAAGAGGCTTGCTTAGAATATTCTTATCTTCTCAATTTACATCAGGCAAAAAATAGCATTTCTGATTTAATGGGCGCCACAACGGGATCTTTCGATGAGCAAGGTCAAATTCAAACTGGTGACGCCCTCTCAGGTTCAGATGTTAACTTAAAGTTCCCTAAATACATGTTTTCTTACGCTCGTAAGGTTACGGAGGCTTATGCCACAGAAGCCGGTTTTGGAGGCACAACTCCTATCTATTCGGCAAGTTTTGATGTAAAAGAAGGCACACAAGACTACGACTTGCAAGCCATTGTTTCAGCTTCGGCACATAATTCCGCTTCCATGCCTTATTTTGATAAGGTCAAAGGCAATAGAATTAATATTTCTAAGGTCTTTTATAAAACACCTCAAGCAATGTGGAGATTTTATGGTTATTATGGTGGTTTAAATGTTGTTGGCAATCTTTCAAGTTATGGCCAATTCTCAGATGATAGCACTTGGCAGCTTGTTCCCGTTTGGGAAAACAAAGCTCAAGCTATGGGATTTGAGGATGCCATTTATACGAGAAATAGCCATTATTCATACGAAGTCAAAGATAACAAAATTAGAATTTATCCCAGCATCACGATTGTTGGGCCGAAAAAGTTTTGGATTCAGTTCTATCTTGATTCAAAAACTCCTTGGGCTGAAGATTCAACTGCGGAAACGGGCATTGACGGTATCAACAATATCAATGGTCTTCCTTTCGAGAATGTGCCGTATCAGAAGATCAATGCCATTGGAAAGCAATGGATCAGAAGATTTGCTTTGTCTCTTTGCAAAGAGGTTTTGGGCAACATTCGTTCGAAGTTTGCCACTGTTCCAATTCCGGGCCAAACTGTTACTTTAAATGGACCGGCATTGTTAACTCAAGCTTCGACAGAACAAAAAGAACTCAGAGAAGAGCTTAAAACTATCTTTGATGAACTTACTTATGCAAAGGTTGCAGCGCTTGACGCTGAAATCGCAGAATCCATCGGTAAGATTCAAGAAAAGATTCCAAATTTAATTTATACGGGGTAATATGATACATGTCAAACAAAAAAGACAAATGGTCTCAACCAGATCAGCCGCCACCGCCCCTATTTTTAGGCGAAAAAGAACGCGATCTTGTAAAACAGCTTAATGACGAAGTTATTGAAAGAGTTATCGGTCAAGCTGTCGTTTATTACCCAATAAGCCTTGAACACACTGATTTTCATCCAATTTATGGAGAGGCGCTCGAAAAGACGTTTTTATCTCCAATTCGCGTTTATGTTCTTGTCGCTTGGACTGGCTTTACTACAGAAACTACTAATTTTGGAATAGATAAGCGTCCCGCAATTACAGTTCACTTTCACAAACGAAGATTAACCGAGGATCAAAACTTATTTGTCCGCGAGGGAGACTTTGTATTATATGATAAAACTTATTATGAGATAGTTACTTTGAATGAGCCGACTTTGATCTTTGGTCAGGTTGAGCATAAAATGGAGATTGAAGCTAAATGTATCAAGGCACGAGAGGGAATTTTTAATGCCAAATAAACCCTACGATTATACTGGAATTAAAGATGCCGATGAGGTTATTGACAATTTTATCATTGAGCCTTCTAATTTAGAAACTATCGATACGGCCTTCTTCAATTTTGTAAATGATGATATTGACGTCTTTGCCACTAAAGGCGATGGCTTCCAAAAGGTTCCGGTAGCATTTGTGAGCGCAGAGCGTTCCTTTCTATCGAAAAAAACAAAAGAGGGCAGAGATCACGACGGAACTTTAGCTTTCCCGCTTATCAGTATTGAAAGAACTTCAGTCGATAAGAGCAATACTCGCTCAACTTCTTATTATGGACCAACGCCAAATTTTGTTGATCCGATTCATGGGAGTTATATCCAGATTAATAGGCAGATTGTCCAAGACAAAACTAATAACTTTGCCGTTGCTGATAACATTAAAAACCTCGATGGTGTTTTGAGAACTCCCAATGGTCAGGCTTATTTTCCATCAGAGGGCGATAATAATAAAATCGTCACTGTTAGTTATTATCTCCCAAGACCAGTTTCAATAACTCTTGAATATACCCTTTCTTTGAAATCCAATTTTATACAACAAATGAATCAAATGGTACAGCCTTTTATGACGATTGGCGATTATGCACGAGCAGTTCGAATTGGTTATGAAGGTCATAGATACGAAGCTTTTTTTGCGAGCACTTTTACTGCAGCAAACAATGTTAATAATTTTACTGATGCTGAACGAAACTACCTCACAACTATAAAATTTAGCGTTTTGGGATATTTGATGGGCGAAGGCGATAATCAGATCAGACCAAAGGTAATCAAACGCGAGAATGCGGTTGAGGTCAAAATACCTCGTGAGCGTGTTATTTTTGGCGATATCCAAGACTTTGACTCCAACAATGGATATTACCGTCAATCATAAAGCACTTTGGCAAAAACAAAACTATTTATTAAGACATAACTTGTGCAAATTTAAAAAACGTTTAAGGAGAATTCTTTTATGTCTTCACGCAAATTCAAATTTATCTCACCCGGAATTTTTATCAATGAGATTGATAATTCCCAATTACCGCGTTTACCGGGAGACGTAGGACCAGCTATCATTGGCCGATTCGAAAAAGGCCCCGCATTGAAACCAACCCAAGTAAATTCGTTTGAACAGTTCGTTGAAATGTTCGGCGATCCGCTGCCCGGTGGTCAAGGCGGCGACGTATTTCGCAACGGCAACAAAACTGCTCCGACTTATGCTGCATATGCCGCACAAGCATATCTTCGCAATAATTCTCCCGTAACAATCGTTCGACTTGTCGGCGACACAAATAAAGACGCAACTTCCGCAGCAAATGCAACTGCTGGCTGGGAAACCGACAATAAAGTACCCGATACAACTGCCACAGATAACGGAGGCGCTTT